AATCTTTCCTTGTCTGTCCAGACAGATCGCTGCGTGTCTAAACTTAGCCGGACTACTTTTGGCATAATCTACTACCTTGTCTATGTAATCCTCACGAAGCTCGTCCATCAGTGCTTCTCGCTGTCTAAGTAATCCTCCAGCATAGCTTGTGAGATCAATACAAGCTCCTGACCTGTCGTGTAGTCCTTGTCTGCCTCTAGGTTTTCCTCAAGCGTAGTGTTAAACAGTAGTGATCTAAAAGCACCTAGCCCAGTCTCAGGATTCTCATAGAACTCAATAGTTCCTGCAAGCTCGTAGCCCATGCCTTCCAGATCTGCGTTAAAGTCAATCTCAATGTCAGTGTTTTCACTCATAGGTAGTTACTCTTTAAGTAGTCAAGCGACAATGGCATACCGCAGTAGAACCCATCACGCACTTCGTTTTTTACCATGACTCCATCGAACCTAGCGTTACCCTGTGGCCCCATGTAGTCTTCGTCGTGTTCGTAGCAGGTACCCCACACAAGTCCCATTTTAGGACGCCCAAGGGCATCGTGGATCATGCCGTGCTGGTAGATCTGCTGGTGGCCCTGACTGAAGCTCTGCCCCACTTTCTGCAATCTGTTCTCAATGTTGCCAGACAGTGAGTTCTTAGTCAGTGACAGTGGGTTAACAAAGTAGTGAGAGTACAGAATACCGTCAATCTCTACAATGTCTAGAAACCCGTGCTGCTCCCAGCCTAGCTCTTTCAGCCGCAAGTCGTGATAGCCGACTGTGCCTTCTAGCCTTGGGTCTTTGTGTACAGCCCGTGATATTCTGTGCTCGTGGTTACCAAGACAGAACACAAGCCGAGGGTTGTACCGGCGTTTCTTGTTAATCGTCATGCGATTCTGGTACTTACGCAGCGGCCCTAGCAGCTCATCCATGCCCTCGTGTCCTGCCACAATGTCATCGTGGTAAGTCTTGTCATGGAAGTACGCACTGGATCTTTCCTCATAGGACGACAGGCTTGCCATGTCCCAGTGGTCTCCGATGTGTACAACCACGTCAGGCTGCATGTCTACAATCAGGTTGCCGATTGCTCTTAGGTACGTCTTGTCCGTGTCCGGCTTACAATGAATGTCCGGGATGAACAGGTGTCGTTTAGTCAATCCACTCACTTGGTATTACCTCGCCTATGGCATAATCAAAACCGTTTCTTTTGCACCAATCACTGTATCGCATCTTGTGATTCTTGGTACACCATCCGTCACGCTGGAACAAGAATCTGATGTCAACATCAGGGTTACACTCTTGCACTGCGATCATCTTCGTTCTCATCTCACCAGTAAACTTGCCCTTGATCTCTACATGGATGCCGTTACTTAGCACTACATCCGGTGTGTACTGGTGGCACTTGAGCATTAGCTTGCTACCACACTCAGGGCAGAATCCTTGCTTTACCTCCTTTGTGTAATCAAGTTTGTAGGGTTCGTAACTGTACTTGATGTCTCTGTTGCGTAAGTTATTACAAACCCTGCGTTCTAATCCGCTGCGGTATCGTGGCTCAGTCTTCGGTCTCGTCATAACTGTCGTCCCACATATCCGCTAAAAGGTTAATAGTAGATGCTCTTTCGTATAAAACAGATTCAATTTCTTCTTTAAGATCTTCTAAAATTTTTGTATCAATGTCGTCAACTGTATCGTAGTCAGTGTTAATGTGGTCTACTAGTTCTAGTAATGCTTCTTCGTAGTTCATTGGGGTGGCCTCCAGCCTTCATCGTCATTACCTCTCATTAAGTAAAGCAGCTTGCAGCTAGTGTGCATCTGCTCGATTGCTTCTTCTTCCGTGTAGTCCTGCTTTCCTAGATACTCTATCCATTTATCCTTGCATACGTTGTAAAACTCCTCCTGTGTTATACAGTCCTCAATCATAGCCATTGCTTTCTTTGCCCCTACTCGGTGCAAACCCTTAATGTTGTCTGCGTTATCACCAGTCAGCACTGATGCCCAATATGATTGTGCAGCCTCGTGCTCTGTCAGGTAATACTGGTTGCCTTCCTTGTTGTGAGTGGGCCAGCGATAGTGCCAACCCGGCACCGTGTCTAAGTCCTTGTCAATAGAACAGATTACAGGCAACTCATCACCGTTCAGCCATGCCTGCCAACCAGCAGCAGATAGCTCATCGTCAGCTTCCCACCCTGCTCTGCTCACGTTAGCTTTCCAGTGATCTAGCAAGCGATCTCTGACAGTCTGGTAGTGAAAAGGTTTCTCAAAGTTCTTGCGGTTAGCTTTGTACTGATCTGTTACTGTGTAGCGAAAGTTCTGTGTCAAGTCAGGGATAGTTAGCCACACTTGCATGTCATCAACACTGTCAAACTGGTCAACAATGTTCTCCATCATTGCATCAGTGTTAGCGATGGCATCGTTATCACCTCTAGGAAAAGGCTCTACCCTGTCACCTGCGTGAATAGCAGCATCTTTTGCATCACCCTTTAGGCTGTAGGTGTCGTGCAGACGACCATCCTCGTCAAAGATAGCCCAATCTTGAGCAGCAAACGCAGCAGCATACACGATGGAGTCAGCGTCTATAATCAAAGTCGTCATTTCTGAGAGCCTCTTGTATTTCCTGCTCAAAGTCTTGCTTTCTTGAGCGCCTTGACTGTCCAACTCTTTTTTTAGGAGTCTTATTGTCAAGGTGTGTCCACTCTGGTTGTCGTCTTATCGTCTTGCCCATGTCTATTTGCTACATCCGATAATTTTGCTTTATGCTATATAACCAATAATGGCGCCCCGAGCAGGACTTGAACCTGCAACCTACGGCTTAGAAGGCCGTTGCACTATCCGATTGTGCTACCGGGGCTAACTCAGATCAGAACGGGATCTCGTCGTTAAACTCTTCGTCATCAGACGCTTGCGCTGCTTGCTGGTTCTTAAGCTCGTTCTCTTCTTGCTTACGCGTCTCATCAACACTGACGCCGTGCTCTGCATAAGGCACAAAGTATTCAGAAGCAATACGCACAACATCAGCAGCGGCTTGGTCTAGGTCTGACTTGCTGGTTAGCGTACCTGCCACAATCTGTGCAGCGTAACCCATAGCTGACTGACGCATGATTGCAGCCTGACGGTCATCATTGCCCATCATTGGCTTAGCATTATGACTAGTATTCCCAGCGCTAGGACTAGGACTAGAACTGTTCCCACCGGCTCCGCTACCATTGCCCTGCTCCTTAACAGTGATGTCAGACGATTTGACGTTGTTGTAAGTGCGACCGTTGCGCTCTACAGTCTCACAGACTGCCTCGATCACATCACCTTCTGCTAACTGGTGCCAGTTCTGGCCGATCTTGACGTTAGCGGCTGGCTTTTTCTTCTTGCCAAGGCCATACCAGTTACCATCAATGTTGACGTTGACTGCGTACTGGTTGCCATACTGGTCTTGCTCGCCAAAATCCTTGACGAATACCTTGTCGATCTTGCCTTGAATAATCTGCTTGCTCATCTTCTACTCCTAATGGGTGTCTGCCCACGTTTCGCCTTGTATAACTTCACCCTCTAGCGGGCAACGTAACTTGAGAATCTTGGTTGCTTGTGCAAATGCCTCATCTACACTACTATTATAACCCACTATATCGTGTTCTGCAACCTCTGCTTGCACTTCATCGTGTATATTGCCTACAAAAGTAACATCTAGACCTAGCTCCTTTATCTTCTTGTCTAAACAACACAGCACAACCTTCATGGCTATGCCACCACCTGACTGAAACAGGTAGTTCAGTGCCTTGTGTTTCATAATCTTACCGTCTGAGTCACGGCGCATCCAGACCTTCCTGCCGTCTAATCCAATCAGATAGCCACGGCTAGATGCTCGCTCCACGCTAGGCTTTAGTTTGGATATACCCGGAAAAACCCCTTCCACGGCCTCAATGATGCGCTTTCCATTACTTTCTGGAAGATTAAGAGTTGCCGCAACCTTGCGAGCAGAAGCGCCATAGACAGTGCTGTAGACACAAGACTTGGCTTCATCACGAGTCTCAACACCAAATGGTTTACAGGCATCCAGCACCCGCGTGTGCGGGTCTGTTCCAATACTTTTATCCCCGTTAATGAGGGCATCAGTGAAAGCGTATGAGTTGATGTAGTGTGCTGCAATTCTTAACTCCAATCCCTCGGCATCAAAGCCGACTAACTTGTAGTCACCTTCTTTGTGTGTGAACAGCTCGCGCATCTCTTTACCAAAGAATACACTCTCTGATGCCTTGGGTACGTTAGCGACTACTTTATGAGTCATTCTTCCTGTGTTGGTGCCGTTAGGATTAGCACAGGCTGGTACTCTGCCGTCATCCCTGCAAGCCTCAATCCAACCAACTATCTGGTTTTTCCGGTGAGTTACCTTACTGTACTTAGCAAGCTGCTGCCCTACACTGACGTGCATCTTCTGTAGGTTAGGGCAAGGCTCACCATCCACCTTGATCTTAGGGTGTCCCGTAGGTGTCAGTGCCGTAGGTTTCCACCCAAGCTGCATCAACCTAGCACCTACCTTCTGGTGCTGTGTTAGCTCAATCTGATGCCACTCAATCTTAGTGAATGGCCCGCCTA